TATAGTTTTGCCACATCCTCGCTTATGCATAAAAACGCCAATGAAATATGCAGAAGCCGCATGTTTTGTGCACTATTTGTACAGATTTTGACTAATTGTGAATCGCAAGTTAACACTTCGAATTCTCGAACAGTGAAATAACAAATTTAAAAACCGACCGTTATTTCTTTTTGATCGAAAAAGCGAAATAAGGAAGAGAGGTGAATGATATTGGGCATACTTTCTGGATTATTTCATTCAAGGGATAAGCCGAAGAACTACCTAGCTAGCGGCATTTCATTCCTGTTCGGCAGCACGACCAGCGGCAAAACCGTTAATGAAAAAACGGCTATGCAAACAACTGCCGTCTACGCCTGTGTTAGAATCCTATCTGAAACCATCGCCAGCCTGCCCCTCCACATCTACCGACATTCTGAGAACGGGAAAGAAAAAGCGCTTCAGCACCGGCTATACCGACTCCTGCATGACGAGCCCAACACAGAGATGACTTCATTTGTGTTTAGAGAAACACTAATGAGTCATCTTTTATTATGGGGAAATGCCTATGCCCAGATTATTCGAGATGGAAGAGGTAATGTTGTTTCGCTCTATCCCCTGCTCCCAGATCGGATGACGGTCGATCGGACCTCAATGGGTGATCTTTTCTATGAATACCATAAGGAATCCGGCAGTGTGATTCTTAGAAAAGAAGAGGTTCTTCACATTCCAGGTTTAGGTTTTGATGGTCTTGTCGGTTATTCGCCCATCGCTATGGCCAAAAATGCCATTGGTATGGCCATAGCCACTGAGGAATTTGGCGCTAGATTCTTCTCAAACGGGGCAAGTCCTGGTGGTGTCCTGGAACATCCCGGTGTTGTCAAGGATCCAAAACGCATCAGAGACAGCTGGAACGAAGTGTATCAAGGTTCTGCAAATGCGCACCGGATCGCCGTTCTTGAAGAAGGCATGAAGTTTCAACCTATCAGCATTCCACCAGAGCAAGCCCAGTTCATCGCCACAAGAAAATATCAACTCAATGAAATCGCTAGAATTTTCAGGATTCCGCCTCATATGATCGGGGATCTTGAGAAGTCTAGCTTTTCTAATATAGAGCAGCAGTCCCTTGAATACGTGAAGTACACCCTGGATCCATGGGTAGTACGTTGGGAGATGTCTCTTCAAAGAGCCCTTCTGACCGAAAAGGAAAAACAGGAGTACTTTATCAAGTTTAATGTAGATGGCCTTCTCAGGGGCGATTACCAAAGCCGTATGAATGGCTATGCCACCGGCAGGCAAAACGGCTGGCTCTCTGCCAATGACATTAGAGAACTAGAGGATCTTAACCGCATTCCTGAAGATTTAGGTGGGGACCTTTATTTGGTGAACGGTAACATGATGACACTCCAGAGTACAAATTCAAGCAAAAAGTATGAAACGGATGGTGAAGTGAGTGAAAAAGAAGTTTTGGAACTGGGTGAGAAATGAAAACGGTAGAACTTTATTTTTAGATGGTCCTATCGCTGAGGAAACCTGGTATGGCGACGAGGTGACGCCTAAACAGTTCAGGGCAGAACTACTCAGCGGCGAAGGTGATATTACCATCTGGATTAATTCTCCTGGCGGGTGTGTTTTTGCGGCAAGTCAAATCTACAATATGCTGATGGACTATAAAGGCCACGTCACCGTCAAGATCGATGGCATTGCTGCGAGCGCGGCTTCCGTCATCGCGATGGCAGGCTCAGAGGTCCTCATGTCACCGGTGGCATTAATGATGATCCATAACCCGATGACTTTAGCCTTTGGGGACACTGAAGAAATGCACAAGGCCATCGGGATGCTCAGTGAAGTCAAAGAGAGTATATTAAATGCCTACGAGATCAAAACTGGATTATCAAGGGCGAAACTCTCTCATCTCATGGATGCAGAGAGCTGGTTTAACGCAAAGAAAGCCATCGAACTGGGCTTTGCTGATGGCATGCTCTATGAATCCGAAACTGAAATGATGCCGGATGAAGGCATGATCTTCAGCAAAATGACTGCAATCAATTCCCTCATCAGACAACTACCTCGTGACGAAAAAAAGCCTGAAGTAGAACCCAAACTGCCAGAAACCATTGCCGTCGAGTTACTTGAAAAGCGACTGAACCTTATTAAACCCTAGGAGGAAATGTGCATGAATAAAATTTTAGAACTTAGAGAAAAACGGGCAAAAGTCTGGGAAGAGGCAAAGGCTTACCTTGACTCAAAGCGCGATGAGTCCGGCCAGATTTCGAAGGAGGATTCGTTCGTCTATGAAAAGATGGAAGCAGACGTCGTGAATCTCGGTAGAGAAATCGAGCGACTTGAGCGCCAGCAGATGATCGAATTGGAACTTTCAAAACCGGTTACAGATCCAATTACCTCTCGACCAGAACGACAGTTGAAAGAAAAAACAGGCCGTGCCAGCGATGAATATAAGTCCGCTTTCTGGCGCGCGATGAAGGATAAGAATAGCTTTGACGTTCAAAATGCCCTTCAGGTCGGCACCGACTCTGAAGGCGGCTACCTCGTCCCCGATGAATTCGAAGCGACGCTGATTGAAGCGCTCCTTGAAGAAAATATCTTTAGGAGTCTAGCGACAGTTATCCGCACTTCCTCTGGCGACCGTAAAATTCCAGTGGTAGCCTCAAAAGGGACAGCGTCCTGGGTCGATGAGGAAGCCCCAATTCCTGAATCCGATGATGCCTTTGGCCAGGTCTCCCTGGGAGCCCATAAACTTGGGACCATCATCAAGGTCTCAGAAGAACTGCTGAACGACAGCATCTTTAATCTGCAGGCGTATATCGCGAAGGAATTTGCCCGCAGAATCGGTACAAAAGAAGAGGAAGCCTTCTTTATTGGCAACGGTACCGGTAAGCCGGTAGGTATCTTTAACGCCACAGGTGGGGCCGACGTGGGCGTCACAAGCGCCCTTGCAGCTTCGATTAAATTCGATGAACTCATCGACCTTTACTATTCTCTGAAATCTCCTTATAGAAAGAATGCAATGTTCATCACGAACGATACGACCATCAAAGAAATCAGAAAGCTCAAAGACGGTAACGGACTCTATCTCTGGCAGCCATCAGTGAGAATTGGTGAGCCAGACACCATCCTCAATAAACCCGTGAAAACCTCTTACTTTGTACCGACGATTGCGGCCACTGCCAAAACCGTCGCCTTTGGGGACTACTCCTACTACTGGATCGCCGATCGTCAAGGTAGAGCGTTCCAGCGACTTAACGAACTCTATGCAGTGACAGGTCAGGTTGGTTTTAAAGCCACTCAGCGCGTCGACGGCAAACTAATACTCTCTGAAGCCATCAAAGTGCTTCAGCAGCATGCGTAGGTGATGAGTGATGAGTAACGTAAAAAACTATACTGAACAAGGCGGCGAAAGAACGGTTATTGGCGGGACACTTGAAATTGAAAGTACTGGCAGCCTGACGTTTAGCGGGACCGTCCTTACCCCTGCCGCAGCTCAGGCGGATAGTGTGGCATCGACGGTTGCAGGTGTCGTCGTCGATTTTAATGCGCTCCTTGTAAAGCTTAGAGCTGCTGGGTTGATGCTCAGTGAATGATGGAGGATCTTATGCAGACAAAAGGTAAAGTCAAAAAAGCCACCATTGAAGCCACTCTCATAAAGGCAGATGGCTCAAAGGTGGATCTTGGTACGATTGTTGATACCACGACCTCAAAAGGTTTCCTAAAGTTTTTTAAAGGTAAGGTGAAGTCAAATGGCTGATACCGTCTATGTTGTCAACAATGGGCTCGGCCTCATCTCCGCAGCTCTTGCCGCTTCGAATCACAAATACGTGGCTTGGGGAACAGGTGTAGCGGCGGCAACTGTCGCTGATGCTGCCCTTGAAACGGCTGCTTCGCCAACTAACATCACCGCAGCCACAGGAACTCAGTCCCAGCAGACGACGACCACCACGAATGACACTTTTCAAGTGGTGGCCACGATCACTGCTGGTAGCGCCCTAGCTATTACGGAAGTGGGCATCTTTAATCAGGCTACCCTGTCCGGTGCAACGATGTATCTCCACGGCACTTTTAGCCCAATCAACGTCTCCTCTGGCGACTCCATTCAGTTCACGATTAAAACTGTGTTTGATCAGGTATAAGCGTATGGGATCGGGCGGCACCTGATCCCTACTATTGTTTGGTGAGGTGGTGAAGCTTTGGAATATCAATATGACAAGATCAGTGGTTACCGATGGAATGCCATACAGAAGATTTCAATTGTACTTGGAATTGAGATGAAAAAAATCTATATTTCTGAAAATGACGCATCTACGACCGTAGGTTTTAATGGCATTGAACTAAGCCTAGGCCAAAAGCAAGCACTGGATGAGGTCATGCTTAATAATCCATGCTCACCACCTCAAAATACCGGTAATACCACCTATAAAATCGTAGATCTCTGGTCCATGCGGGAGTGGTTCTATGCCACCATCGGCCTTAGGCCAGTGATGTGGTTTGAAGAAGGTTTGCCCGATGGGACTGGCGAGTGCTATATTTACCTCCAGTTTCCACGGGCACTGAGTAATCAGGAGAAGAACAAGATACTCAGCACGTATGCGAGCATGATAAGCGTGGTGTGAAATAGTGGCCAAAATCAGAGTGGAAATTCCACTTAGAAATAGAAATTCAAGCGGCGGTGAAGGGGACACGACACAGGTCACCCTTGCTGCCTTTCAAGGCATAAAAACACTTTACTTCGAAGCGGTGGTTTCCAACACAAGTGGTGGTACACAGTTTTTATATCTAAAAAATGCTGCTGAAACAAGTACCTATGCTACTCTCTCTGTTCCAAATGGTACAACTGTATCTCAGTATCTCAGCGTACAAGGCACCATGTTTACTTCAAACCAAGCGGATTTAAAAATCACAGGATCTGTCACCTCCCTTAGAACGGCTAGATGTATCATCATCATGGATATTGGAAGTGATCCACTCATTCATTATCCTTATTTTATGTATATGGGTGGCTATGCTTCAACAACAAGTACGAGCTTTGTGATTTCACAAACACCATTTTTCTTTAAGTATAGTCCTTCGAATTACAACAATGTAAGTATAGCGAACATTACATTTTATGGCTATATTGAAAACCTCAAAACCTATGGTTATGCCTTTGTCTATAGGACCCCGGATTTTTTAAACTACTATAGTATCGCCGGTACATCTGTCGGTTCGGAAGCGATCAATAAAAGCATCACAAGTTTTGATTTATCCTCTTATCCTGATCAGTATTTCGTTATCTATCTGGGTACGGGAAACAGTATGTACACCACTGTTTTATATTCAGCTTATGGCTATGCACTTTTCTCATCTACCGCTGCTTTCACAAATTACGTTCTTCCACATCACCAGTCTAATTCTGGCTTAGATATTACAGATGGCGGTTATGAATCAGTTGGCGTCTCTTTTCTATCGACAAAAAATACGTCTCTTAAAACAATTGCAGTCCGGATGAGATCTATTGCGAGCCCGACTGATTCAGTAAATCTCAAGGTATTTTTAGGTAGTAGTCCTGAAACTGGAACCTTAATTGGTACCTCTCAAACCATATCAGGACTGAGCATACCAACAACTACAACTTATCCCGAATATGTCATATTTACTTTTTCGTCGCCCATTGCAATTTCCGGATCGACCAATTACTGCGTTATTATGGAACGTACAGTGTATGATCCCGCCGGAAGTGTCTACGAGTGGTTGACGACATCCAAAGTTGGTTCGGAAGAAGGTAAAATTTTTAATGGCTCTACGTGGGCCACTACTACAGCCATCCCAATCATAGTCTTCGCTCCTGATGGGATTGATAAGTTTGAAGGGCAGTATTTCTTTGGCAATTCAACCGAGCTCATCCCGGTTAAATATGATGCTGAGTACTGGGATGGGATTAATAACACTTATTATTTTTCATATGACGATCAAATTAATCCAAGTTCCGCGCAGCTTCTTGATGGCAGTGATAATGTCATACCGAACACCCTACTCTCTTCGACATCAACGACTAATCAAAATACAACGACTACGCCTTTCACAATGGTTCCAGACGATGGTCTAATCAAGACAGATGTGACGAGTGGATCTATGGTGGGGTCAAGAATCCTTTATATATCAGAATTGATTTCTGGTTCTAATACGATCAAGATCATTTCAGCTTTGCTTCATCTAAGTACGTCCACACGTAGAGGAATGTGGAAAGGTATCCCTAGTGAGACGCATGTATCGAGTCATCACTTCAGACAGAGCATCCAGTTTTTATATGGTGCGATAGGTACTGCTGTCACCTCTGGGAAAAGAGCACTTCGACAACTGACAGGCTCCATCCGCACTTTAGGCTTATTAGCCAAGTTTAAAGTCATTTTACGTGAAATGGCGACATCACTCAGCGCTTTCACTGAACCTTTGAAAGGGTCTTCAAAAATGGCGACGGTTCACGCTTATAACACTAGTGAAGTGCCGAAAAGGACTATCACGAGCAAGTCAACTTTAGGTAAAATGGGCAGCGTCGTTGTTAAGGGCACACAGCGCAGTATAACCTGGATTTTAGACGCATCAGCCAATATCAAACGACAAGTCCTAAAGATTATCATTACAGTGGCAGCTTTATCGAATGCGGCCAGGCATGCAAGTTTGAAATCCATCACTACAGTGGCTGCCCAGATAGGATCGTTTTCGAAATTAACTTTTCGCCGCATAAACCGAAACGTACGAGCAATGGGGACAGTCATTTATGATTTTATCCAGGGTCTCATTGAGAAGGGACTCACCACACAATTAATTCATCATTCAGTTATTCTCAAGCGCTCATTAAAGTGGATTAGAGCAGAAACCTTTGTCGCTACAACGTTATTCGAAAAAGCGATTGACCTTTTAAAGGCAACTAGATTAGCGGCACTAGGACGCATTCAAAGGATTTCTTCTAGAAGACTTTTTATTGTTATCAGCTCAGGTACACTTATGATTCAAAACATTTTGAAACAACTTAAGCCTTTCGTTTCCTCAATCGCTATGATAGAAAAGATCAAAGTGGTTCTTAAAACAGTCATGATATCACTACGCCCAATTGGTTCGTCGACAAAGAGAATTTCAAATTTCTTGATGGCTACTCAAAATGTTCTCGCGAAAGCTGAAAGTATTATCACGAAAATTATTAATGCCACTAATCGCACCATGTTGACAGTCTTAAGGCTGACAAGTAAGAAACTTTTCCACATCTCTTCGTTATTTACAAGCGTAGCTCGGATGCGTGTGGTATTAAAAACCCTAGTCTCGACGCTTCACGAATCAAACATTATTTTAAAGGCTATTAGTCGTCAACATGAAGCGTTTGTACAATCTCTAAATAGCACCAATAAATCCAGCTTAAATCATTTAGGCGCATCGGTAAGAACCTCTATTCAAGTGATACAAACCTCAATCAGGAGAATTACTTCAAGTGTTACTATGAGCTCAATCACATTGCATACGAAGGTAGTCGAAAAATTCCTTAGTATGACGGTAAAAATGGCTAACACGACTAAAAAGACAACTGAAAAAACATTGAAGTTGTTCTCATCACTAACTGCTAAGACACATCGAACAATTCAAAAGGTTTGTTTCTCCCTTATGGACATATTTGTTTCACTGAGAAAATTGATTGTTCATGAAGTCAGCGAAGATATTTCAGTCATTGTGTCGACCATTAAAATGAACACCCAGGATCTTATCTCGGCCATAGGTGGTGCAACCACAGGTTTTCATGTCTGGAAGGTTGTGCATACTTTATACCTCATTTCACTTAACACGATAAATCAAGTAACTGGACGGACTAGCTTAAGCGTAAGAAAACTCGTATCATACGTTTTTGATCTCATCGGAACGACATTTCTTGCCCGTTCCTCAGCGACGAAATCGAGTCGTACTTTACTTCTTTCAGCCGCTGAGAGACAGTTAAATCTCGAAATCAGATCACAAGAAGGGAACATCATAACCATGGCCTATACAGGAGATACAATCAGGCTTTATGGCAGATTCTACAACTGGTCAGGTGAACTGTCCGATGTCACTGAACCAGGCATCACCATTTTCGACGGCAAAGGTAATCAAATTATAACAGACGTCCCTATTAGGCAGCAGGCTGGTGTTTATTACTTTGATTACACTATCCCAGCAGGATTTTCAGATCCACTGGTCTATGAAATCAGTGGCATCATGGAAGGCACACCAATACTTGCGCGTTCGACAATTGACCGGAGGTGGGTATAGTGATAGGACGAATCAAAGTCGTTGTCCCTGTCAGTGCTGAGCCCATCTCGGTGGATGACGTGAAGGATCAGCTTAGAATCGACACCGCAGACGAAGATGACTATTTAGCGGACCTTATCTTCGCCGCTAGAGACTACGCTGAGAATTATACAAGGCTTAGTTTAGCCAGTCAGACCCTTGAACTGATGCTAGACGCACTTCCTGAAGTTGACTTTATTGAGCTGCCTGGATCCCCTGCTTGGTCGGTCACTTCATTTAAAATCACCGATGTCTTCGGGATCGATACCAATATGATCTTAGGAACGGATTACCTTGTGGATCTCGACCGGATCCCAGCGCGCATCGTGCTGCCCTACTATAAATCTTGGCCTGTTATAGAACTGCACCCCGTCGCACCGATCAGGATTAGGTATGAAGCCGGGTATAACAACACGACTAACAAAATTCCTTATAGTCTAAAGGCGGGACTTCTGCTTCATGTCGGACTCCTTTATCAGTATCGGGATGCTGAAATTCCAGAAGGCGCTATGACCACCGTAAAACGACTCTTTGACATGCACCGCACCATTTGGTTTTAGTGAGGTGTTAGAAATGCTAAATGCAGGTGAACTAAACCACCGCATCATAATTGAAAAGAATGAACCCATAACGAGTAGCGACGGTAGCCCACTAGAAAACTGGGTGACCGTCGTTTCTGTTTGGGCCGATTATCAGGCAAAGAGCGGTCGTGAATTCTTTGCGGCGCAGCGGTTTAATTCTGAGGTGAATGCCCTTTTTCGGATCAGATACCGAGCGGACCTCACCGTCAGAATGAGAGTGAAGTATAAAAACAGGTATTTTGAGATTTTATTTCTGAATGATACCGGTAAAGACCAGGGAGAACTGGTCCTGGCCTGTCGCGAGGTGGTCTAAGTTGACAATCGAAGAAGCCATTTATCATAGACTAAGCACCGAACTGATCACCCTTGGAGGTCGGGTTTATCCGGTCACCATTGAACAAGGATGTTCCCTTCCGGCCATCGCATATAAGCGCATTAGTACTCGTCGCGATCCAACACTCACCACCCAAGGTGGCCGCTTCGTCTCTGTTCAGTTTGACATCGTTGCTACCGACTATACCACCATGAGGCAGACACGCGACGCGGTTCGCGCAGTGTTTGAAGACATTGTTGGGCAGTATGCGCCTGGTGCGCCCTATATTCAGTCAGCCGACATTATGAACGAAATGGATGGCTTTGATACCGGAACGGAAATGTCACTTGGAGTCCTAGAAATTGAATTTTACTATACTGACCTTTAAGGAGGAAAACACACTATGGCATCAATGGCTAAAGCAGGCAATACCACCACACTAAAAATAGGCGCCACGACCATCGGTGAAGTCAAGAAGATCTCGCCACTTGGATCTAAACGCGATGAGATCGACGTCACCACCCTATCAAGCGCAGCAAAAGAATTTATCCTGGGTCTTAAAGACTATGGATCCGTCACCGTCACCATCAACTGGTATCCGGGAGATGCGGGTCAAACTGCAGTGAGGACGGCCTTCACGAACCAAACCACGGATCTTTATACCATTACCTTCCCTGCGGCTCTTGGAGCAACCTATACCTTCTATGCGCTTGTCATGGAACTTCCTGGCCCAGAGGTTGGTAACGAGGTTCTGGAATCTGAGATCGTCCTTCGCGTCACGGGTGAGGCGAACCTTGGAACTACCGCCTCAGGCGGTATTACAGCCCTGGCACTTTCAGGTGGTTCACCAGCACCGACCTTTGCGACTTCAACGCTGAACTACTACGTCACCTGGACGACCACGACGTCGACGACGATCACTGTTACCGCAGCTTCCCACAGTATTGATCTTTACGTCGATGGCGTGTACTTCCAGGCCCTAACATCAGGCGTTGCATCGAATGCAATTTCATCTTATGCAGCTCAGTCCTCGAAAAAACTCGAAGTCATCGTCTATGAGGTCGGAAAGACACCAAAGGTCTATACCATCATTACCGCTAGAACAACATAAATAGTGAATCTGGGGTGGCTTAATGAGTCACCCATTTTCTATTACAGGAGGATTAAACCATGGCAAGACAATTCACACCGATCAAACTGGACAAAACAAGAAATCTTAGATTTGGGATGCGTGCCATTGCCCTCATCGAGGATACCCTAGGTGTTAAAATATCAAAACTTGACTTAAGTGATATAGGCGTCAAAGACCTTGCGGTGTTTATCTGGGCGGGCCTCGCCCATGAGGACAAAAGCCTCACCTGTGAGGACGTCATGGACTTAATTGATGAACACCTCAGCATCCAGGAAGCAAGTGAGATCCTTGGAAAAGCCGTTGAGGCATCTTTTAGCGTCGGGGCAAACTCAAAAAACGAATAAATGGCGGCGAGGAACCACTCGATATTTATTATGATCAGTTAATGAAAAGCGCCGCCGAAATTGGTCTTAAGCCAAGTGAATTCTGGGAGATTACACCCGCTGAACTCTACGCCTTTAGTGCTGGTTATAGCCAGCGTGAAAAGGAATTCTATCGCCGGACCATTTATGGGGCCTATTTAACCGCCCGCCTTGGCCGAGTCAAAGACTTTCCAGTGCTTAGTAGCCTACTAGAGCCGATTGACGAAGACCACCAGCAGGAGTTAAAACGTAAACAGTCTGCCGAGGAGATGCTTGAAATTATTAAAAGCTTTGATGCCGACATGAGAAGGGGGCGATCGAGATGATGACCAAAGTTCAAATTAAAGGACTTAGAGAAATGCAGAAAGCCTTTGAGCGCGTGGGAAAAGAAGCCTTGAAAGAATTTGAGACTGCTTCAATTGAAATCGGCCAGGTTGTACTCACGGGTGCCCGCGCTCTCGCCCCTGGACCAACTGGCAGAAAAAGCGGCAAATGGGCTCACGCGCCAGGAAACCTGAAAGAAAAAATCAGACTCAAAAAACCTACTGAAAAAGACAAAAATAAAGCTAGAGTCTACTCAACCGTCGGATTCGGTGCAGGCGCGGCCTACGGTGTTCCCGTGGAACTCGGCCACAAACTTAAAATTAACGGTAAAGTCGTGGGTTATGTAGGACCGAAGCCAGGTGGGACAGGTTTCTTAAGGCCATCCGCTGACCGAAATAAAAGGCTAGCTCATGAGCGTTTTGAACAAGCCCTCGAAGCCGCACTCAATCAGTGGGTCAAATAGGAGGGCGATTTCATGGCATGGATAAGAACCCTCACTGTCGGAATCGGAGTTGACCTATCGAAGCTGGAATCAGGCCTTAAAAAAGCATCTAAAGAACTCTCCCGCGCTGGTGACCAGATCTCTGCGCTTGGAAGCAAATTGACCATGGGTCTCACCGTTCCCATCGCGGGTGCCGCTACTGCTGCAATCAAATATGCTTCTGATATGGAGGAATCCACGAATAAGGTTAACGTGGCCTTTGGCAGCAGTGCTGATCAGGTGAAAAAATGGAGTCAAACGACCCTTGAAAGTATTGGTGTCTCCAGGGGAAGCGCTCTAGAAATGGCCTCTCTATTTGGTGATATGGCAACGGGCATGAAACTCCCGCAGGGTGAGGCCGCAAAGATGTCGATGTCCCTTGCGCAGCTGGCGGGGGATCTATCTTCTTTTAAGAATATCGGGATCGATCAGGCAATGACCGCGCTCAAAGGCATTTTTACAGGCGAGTCGGAATCCCTTAAGACCTTAGGGATTGTTATGACCGAAGCCACCCTTAACGCCTATGCCCTAGAACAAGGGATTGGTAAGACTACCAAACAAATGACCGAAGCTGAAAAGGTCCAGCTCCGCTACATGTATGTGACGGACCGGACCTCAAATGCCCAGGGCGACTTCGCCAGGACCAGCGGTGGCACAGCCAACCAGCTTAGGACCATGAAGGGTGCGCTTCAAGATGCGGCGGCTGCTTTCGGAGAAAACCTTCTACCGGTTCTCACACCCGTATTAAAACGCGTTACTGAACTCTTAATCGCGTTTGGCAGTCTTAGCGAAGGATCAAAAAACACGATCCTCGTTGCGCTGGCCCTAGCAGCGGCAATTGGACCACTTACCTCGATTATCGGAGGACTTACAGGGGCTGTTGGTCTTGTCCTTGGGCATTTTGCAAAATTTATCAAGGTCATTCGAACTGGTGGTGGACTCATTCATGCGCTGACTGCCCTGATCGGACCAGCTGGCCTTGCTATCGTAGTGATCACGACTATCGCTGGTCTCGCCTATCTCGTCTATAAGAACTGGAAAACCATTGCGCCATTCTTCGAAGGACTTTGGCGAGTCATCAAAGGTGCCTTTTCGACCGGCGCAAATGCCATCGTCTATGCAGTGTCCTGGGCCAAGACTCAGGCAGTTAAGAGTTTTGTCACTCTATCGTCGAGTGCACTGAATACCCTGAAATCCATCGTAGATGCTGCCGCAAAGCTACCGGGCAAGGTCGGAGAAACCGCAAAAAGCATCTCCACTGGCATCTCAAGCATTCAGCGCACCATGAGCGGATGGGTGGATAGTGCCGAGGCCAGTACAAAAGCCGTCTCAGCTACCCTTGCAGGCGCTGCTGAAGAAACGGTAGCGGGTTATAAGCAAATGACAGCTGCAGGATCCGACTTTGTCGAGAACGTCGGAGGATCCATCAAAGAGACCATTGGAAACGTTAAAGGCACCATTTCAGAACTGCTTGGTAAAACTAAAAGTGAAACCAAGAGCGGGATGGACGATACCGTCAATACAGTCGAAGGGTATGAACCACAGTTTGAAAATGCCGGGACTGACCTTGGTAAAGCAGCCGGAGCAAGTATTGGTTCTGCTTTAAAGGAAAAGGTCAGCCAGGCCGTTTCTGAAGCCACCCAGCGCATGGCGGGGGCCTGGGCCACCATGAGGTCTGATGCGGTTAGCGCCATCGACCGACTTAACGATGCCGTTATCTCAGCGCTACGCAGGCGCTATGAAAACGAACAGCGCGAACAGGAAAGAGCCCTTGAAAAACAAGCGAAGGCAGCTGATCGGTGGAAGGACGATGAGATCAGGCGGATCGATGAGGTTTATAGTGCGAAACTTAAGCTCTTTGACGCTGAAACGGCTGAAAGGATCGTGCTAATACAAAATCAAATTGATCTCATCGACAGTCAGATCGATGCTGAGGCAAAAGCTAAAACTGAACGCGAAGAGTTAGCTCGAATCGAAGGCTATCGCCTGGAGCTGGCCGCAGCAGAGTCCTCTCAGGAACGCGAGAGGATTCAGAAAGAACTTGATGACGCACTTCTTGCACGCGCAGAACGACTCCATAAAGAAGAACTCGATGCCCAGAAGGAAGCGCTCCGGATGCAGATCGAATCCATCACGACGGCAGCGGAGGAACAGCGCGCAGTGATCGTTTCCAGCCAGGAAGCTGAGCTCGCCGTTGTCCAGTCGACTTATGACATGAAAATGGCCTCGCTTCAGGCGACCGAGGACGAGGTTAAAGCCCACTACGAGAGGCTTCTCATCTCAGCAGAACTGCAGGGTGAAGCCGAACGCCTCATCATGGCAAACAATCAGGAAGAAATGACTGAGCTTCTAAAGTCTTACGGCAGCCTGTATGAGGACAGTGGTTTAAGCCTTGGAGAAAGGTTTTTCCAGGGCTTCACGAAGTATACCGACATGATACCAGGGATCATCGAGGGGGCATCTAGAGGTCTTACAAGTAAAGATGCCATTGTTAGAGGTGTTGCCGACACCGTTAACCAGGATACCAGAGCACTTGATGACATCGTTATGAAAGCCAAGGCAGATTATGTCGCAGCGCAAGCCATCGGAGATACTTCAGGCATGGAAGCTGCAGCGGCTGCTGCAAAAGCAGCAAGAGATGCTGGTGCGCTCATTCAAAATGTCTCTACCGAAACTGCACGGGAAATCTATAAGTCCCTATATGGCGAGCTTCCTGCTTATGCTTCTGGTGGCATCGTAAGACGACCCACCATTGGTCTCATAGGCGAGTCTGGAGCTGAGGCAATTATCCCACTTGAGCGACTTGAGCGTCTCCAAATGGCGGGAGGTCCAGGTATTGCAGTCAACTTCTACGCACCAGTGTATGGCCTTCTCGATTTTGAACAGCAGGTGAAATCCATCGTCAAAGAGGCGGCAGTCAATGGTGCGTTCCGGGGGGTCTTATAGATGGCAGCAGCAACCTATATCCTGGA